CCCTCTCCATAAGGTCAGGGTAATACTCATTCATCTTCACAAGGCTACGTGCAGTATCCACAGAAAAGAACTGTGATACCCTCAGCTGACCTTTTCGGGTTCCTGCCTGCCACAAGAACAGGTAAATCTCCGGAATGTCAACATGCTCATTCAGCAGGTAAAGCCATACGTCATTGTTTGTCCAGTCATAGATTGGAAAGACCTGGTGCTTATTCGTCATTGTCTTTCCTGCCTTTATCATGGATGCAATGTTCTGTAATCTCTGCACCGATTCTGCTGTCCGTATTCCTGTTATTGTGATTCCACTCTGACAGGTTCTCGGAAGGAAGTCTTGGTACGCATCAATCCTCGGTCTGAGGAGCGGATGATTCCTGATTGCAAATGCAGGCGGTCTTCTTACCCACACATTCTCTTTTGTGTGATCCCAGCAGATAAAGGTTTCATCATTCGATAATTCGTTGAAGCAGTTGTAATGTTTTACTTCCAGACAATACCATTCAAATCTGGCACCCATGAGAAGAAATCTCTTTCTCCAAGTCTTTACAGTCTCCTCAATGCATGGGAATATGGCTTCCTCGTCTATGAACTGCACTACAAGTTGGCTTGGATTGATCTTTCCTCTCTGCACAAGGTTGTAAATCAGCTGTGCCATGCATAAACTGTCCTTCCCGCCGGAAAAGGACATATATACCGGCAGTCCATTGTTGAATACGTTTGTGATCCGTATTTCAGCAGCCTTTACAACATCGATGCTGGACTCACATCTCTTTACAGCCATATCTTCTCACCGCACTTCGGACAGATAACGAATTTCTTTACTTCGGCGGTTTCTTCGTCCTGCTCCTCATGGACAGCATCACTTGTGGTTGTAATAGCTGTATTCTGTGGATTTTCATTGGTACTAGAACCAGAATCCGGCATATTTGGTTCTGTGGGCTTCTGGCTTCTCTCTGTCCTGTCTCTAATCGCCTGTATCTCTGATTCATCAAGAGTGCCATATTCCGATAGTTTCTCGGTCACTTCTTCGGCATCCGATACCATCTGTTTCAGTATCTCTGAATCGAAACCAGGAATATCAAGGTCCCCCTGCAGATCTTCCAAGAAAGAATTGAGCGTGTCAAGGTTCTCGATACCCAGTGAGAATATCTTGTTGTCAGCAATCATAAGTTTTTTCTTCTGGTTCTCTGTCAAATCAGTGTACTGGTACACCAATGCTTCCTCATACCCCATACGGAGCAGGGTTTCATATAATCCGTTGCCGGCGAGGATTACATTCTTCTCATCAACAACAATCGGTCTAATCTGCCCGAACATCTTCACGCTTCGCTCAAATTCTCTGAGCTGTTGTTCTGTATGGATGCGGACATTTTTCTCAGGTCTTACCATATCGGTAAGCTTCATAGTAATGCTATTCATAATGTTTTCCTCCAAAATATTATTTTGAAGGAGAGTGACGTATAAACCATCTGCAAATGGTGTGTTACTCCAAGCCCTTTAGAAATTCTTTTGCACTTGGAATTTTCTTGGCAGCTTCTTTCACTATATCCGGCTCAATCTCGTAGACTTCTTTCCATCCGTTTTCGATGGATCCCGTCCATTGTCGTGCCGCCCATGGATGGGTGCCGCATAAATATCCGTTTTTCCAATCATAAATTGGAGGCGTTACCAAATTGTAATAATGGATATATGCCAATACTTCTTCATGGCTCCAATCAGCCAGAGGACTAAAACGTGTGACACCTTTTCCGTCCGTATATATATTGCTCCCTTTTCCGACGTAGTTTCCATCAGCTCTTCTGCGTCCAAGCAAGATCATATCAAGCTCATGAGCCTTATAATACTTTGCCTGTCCTCTGTGTTGAACAATATGAAACCATTGCGCCGCAGTGTTGGAATCCTGCGGGAACAGCATCTGCGGGTGTTTCACAAGCCATTCAATATCCTGCCCTGTGTTTATAATCTCCAGTTTAGGAGGCTTATTCCTATCCACCCATTCTGTAAATGCTGAATACTCTAAATTACTCACTACGAGGACGCTATCCTCTATTCCTGTTTGTCTGCAGACATCTGCGAGCACCAAGGAATCTTTGCCACCACTCCATGCAACTGCAGCTTTCTTTCCATTTGTTGTAGCCATGATATCTTTTACTGTCTGTCCCACTCTTTCATCAAGCTCTGATTTTGGGACAAGATCTTCAATCTGCTTCATTGCCTCCAACCATGCATCATTACAAATTTTCTGTTTTCTCCCAAGTATCTGTTGTCCCATTTATTCCACCGCCTCTCTTTTTAAGACATGAGAAATAACCAGTGCCACCATTCCAGACGAAAGGACTGTTATCAGGCTTCCAGCTGTTTTATATGCTGACAGGTTGGAAATCGTCCCGTAGGCGAAAATAGGAAGCCCTACAAGGAACGCTGTAAGCACTCCTGCGACAACTCCGCTTGCCGTAAGCCTCGCATTCATCAGAGTAAGCATGGTAGGCAACATTGTTGTGGCTCTAAGCGTGCAGTAAAACAAGAACATGTGTGTTACTGTCAGTCCCGGAATATTTGCAATCAGTATTCCAACAATAAGTAGGGCGATCATGGATGCCTTAGATACTTTTATCTGGTCTGCATCCTTCAATCTCGCTGTGGCTTTCAGATCCGTTGTCAGTGATGCGATTGCACATAGGTTACTATCCACCGTGGAAAGCAGTCCGGAAATCAGCATGAACATGAATGGAATAATTACCCATGCAGGGAATATCGCTTTGATCAACTCAAAGTTTACCATTCCTGTGTCTGTCGGAATAAATCCTGTGCCGGCTGCGATAAATCCGAGAATTCCCATTGAAAGTGGAACGGCCGCAAACATCACAGCTCCAAGACCGAATGAACGTCCGATTCTGTCTTTCCTGATTGAAAAAGCTCTCTGCCAGAAGCACTGGTCTCCAAAAGGTCCGGCAAACAGTCCGATTGCCGTAGGCAGTCCAAATCCCAGAAATACTTCCAAACCTTTCTCTGAAAACAGGTGTCCGTAATCTCCACTTGCTCCTGCAATCTGAATGGCAGCTGCTCCCCCATTAAGCTTCAATGCCCATGGAACGAAGATTGCACATGCCAACAGCAGGAACACCATCTGAATTGCGTCCGTAAAGACAGAAGCCTTGATTCCGGAAATCTGCGAATAAGAAAAAGCTATGACTGCCAGTACGATAGTCATAGCCCATAATGGTAAGCCCGTTGCCGTACTCAGTATCTTGCCTCCTGCTAACAGTTGAACTGCAGTTGACAGGATTGTAAGTGCTGTGAGCTGAAAGAGATATACTCTCTTTACCGGCTCGGACTTGTATTTCTTGTGCATATACCCGGAAAGCGTGATTCCGTCCGGCATATCCCGCCGGATTTTTCTTGCAAATGGAATGAACAGGATCAGGCATAAAATATTCGGCACTAAAAACCAGAACAGCCCTGCAATGCCATTCGAGTATGCCTTCTCTGCCGACGTGAATAAAGCCGGCGCCCATATCCAGGTTGCCGCAATGCTCATTGCCGATACTACCATTCCCATATTTCTGTGTCCTACATGGAAGCTCTCGCCTCCGTCTTCTCTTTTCGTAAAAGCTTTTGTCGCACCCACCATCAAGAGTGCGTAGACAATCAATACGATTATTCCTTGCATTTTTGTTACCTCCTTCGGTTTTTTATAGTCGAAGGAGCAACAAAAAAGCACCGGGTTTTTTCCCGATGCTTTACGATTTAGAATTTTACGAATTTCACTTTACCACTTATATATTTGAACGTCAACCGAAACTTTTTTGAAATGGGGGATTTATTGTAATGTCAAACCATCCACCCCAAAAATAAGTGCCGACAGTCTTTCGAGAGCAATTTTCTCATCAATGTATGTCGTGTCGTTGGATACATTCCACTTCTCAGCAAGCTCTTTCCTGCTTATTTTGTCTTCGGATATGTATAATCCGTATATGATATCATATCTCCGTTTGTCCAGCTCGTTTGAAGACTTCTCGCAGCATACCTCAAAGATTTCCAACATCGTCCGGACGTGGCTTACGATAATACCGGTTCTTGTAGCACTGTTCTTAATGCTTTCCACCACAAGGACATCATTGTAAATGTTCATCATGCTTTCGAGGATATCTGCAGCTGACTCCTCCATCTGTGTCCTTCCGAATACGGAGTTTTCCGCATTCTCCTGTAACATGCGGAAATTACGGAGCAGAAGTTTCGTGTTATGGAGCCTTCTATCTCCCCGTTTCTTCTGCGATTTCTTCAATTCTTCGACATACTTATCTATGCCTGCGTTTGCTCCTACCTCAGCCGCCTTTTCAAGAAGATCGTGTAAATCTTCGGGACTTAATGCTATGAGGGTAGAGTGTGCGTTTTCATTTCCATCCATTGATCAGACCTCCCTAAAAATATTCCGGTTCCTGGTACCGCTTTATCCGAAATGCTTTTCAAGAAGACCTAACAGGTTTCTTGCTTCCTCCTCTGTAAGTGTAATGCCTTTTCCCATTTTTTCATCATCAGGCGACCAGTCTCTGATATCATACTTAGGATCGGCATCATTCCAGCTTACCAACCGGAGTTCTTTGTTCCACCCGTTGGCGCCTTGTCTTATTATACCAATTTTTTCTATCGTTGTATATTTAATTTCTGACATTTTGCATTATTCCTCCAATTCGTTGTTAAAGTTTTGGTCTCTTTGTCGGCTCGATCCGGCTCATGTGTACCTCTGTCTCAGCTCCGTTCTCCTGCATCTTCTTGTTGTAGAGATAAATCTGGTTGGAAACCTGCTGTGGTGTCATTTTCATTTCATCTGCAATGTCCTTGACCTTCCACCCTGCCTTTTTCAAAGCCATAATCTTGCCTACATCATACTTTTTCTTTCCGGTCGTGCTTTCATCTTCCGCCTCCTCAGATACGGTTTCCTGCGGTTTTGCCTCACTTTCAGCAGGTTCGCTACGCTTTCCCTCGTTTTGATCACATTTTTCCTTATTTTGATCACGCTTTTCATCGTTTTGAGACGGTTTTAACGGCAATGTACGCACATATCTCCGGATATCCTCCGTACACTTCTTGCAGAAAAGCCAGCTTTCAAACTCATTCTCCTCCAACAGATCTCCCTCTGCTTTATCTCTGGTATTTACGGACACGAAACCATGCCTTTTCTCCTTTGTCATTTCCACTCCGCACCGATCGCAAAAATACTTAATCATCGTCATTCCCTCCTTTCGGCATTTCTATAAAATCACTCAGTTCCATTTGTCCCGGCACCTCATAATCCCAGTCATCCACAGGACTGCAATCTCCTTTGGCTGCTCTGGTTTTCTTTGGCCGAGGTGGCATTATCTTCTTGTAACATACCGGTCCGTAACCTCTCAGGATGCTCTCGGCATCCTTTAAGGCTCGCCCGCATTTCTCGCATATCATGCACTCTCTCCCTGGAAATCAAAGACATACGCTGTGTTTTCGGAGATACCCTCTGTCGAAAAGTCGCTCCACGCATGCCCTTGCCTGTAAATTCTTCCGGCAAGTATGTCCAAAGCATACTCTTCACGTTCAGCATCTTTCTTTAGCCACACGCAACTTGCCTTTACATGGTCTATAATCCGCTGTAACAGTGCCTCAGATCCGGATGCAGCTACGCATTCTCTCATGATTTCAAGCCATTGCTCCGGAGAAAATTCTCCGGCATCGGTCTCATAATACACCGAGTACACCATTGTTTCTTTCTTGTGCCCCATGCGATTGACGTAATATCCTCCGGTGCCTCTTGACCTACCTTGTCTGTTGTGAATCCTGTAGTCTTCCAGCCTATGTACCTGCATCAGCCCACCTCCTTAACCCTCGTAACATGGGAGCAACGGAAGATTGGTCCCATAGTGTTCCCTCCCTTGTCAAGCAATGCATAATAATTATGCTTCAAGTATAGGTTCGGATTATGCTTAACTGCGTCTGTATTGGTCTTCTGCAGACAGCCCTCGTAGGCTCTTCCATCAAACAGCAGCACCTTGACCTGTCTGCCTATGTATGTTTCAAGCTTTTCTCTCTTCATTCACTGTTTCCTCCATTTTCTCAAAATAGAATTTGATAGGTTCTCTGTTCTCCTGTACCATGCCATATCTGACTGCAATATTATATGTGCATACATCCCTTGCCAGCCTGTCCGGTATCTTCTGGAGCTGTTTCCGGAATTCTTCCAAATCCATGGTTGCCTTATAACGATTGCATGAGCCACAGGCCGGCATGAAATTTTTAATATCATGCACATCGATACCTGTAAAATCCTCTGTGTACTCATAGTTTCTCAGGCAATACAGGTGATCGACATTGAATCCCTTTTCCGGAATTTTGCAGCCACAGTACGCACAATGTCCGTCATACTTTGCGTACACCAGCTTTCGCACTGATTTTGGAATCGGTTTTCGCATTTTACTTCACCTCACAACTCTTAGTTTTTCTCTGTTCTTCCTCGCATGATAATCGTCTATCATATACTCCTCGCACTCTTCCCTTTCCATATTTTCTGGGCTCTCTCCATCAAAATTATTGCATATATCGCAAAAGAAGCACGGGTGCCAGTCATATGGTACTTCTTCCGGATTAACAGTAAGACTCTCTGCATTATTGATACACGACCTGCATAAACAGTAGTAACATGGATCCACCATCGGAACTCTCTCTTGCTTATGTTCCGGTGGCTTTTCCTCTGTTATATTCATAAATTTATCAAATGTTAGCTGACCGTTCATGGCTATTCATAGGTCGGCTCTGGCTTTGTATCAGAATAAACAAAATCCTCGTCTGCAGTCTCGTCTATGATAATTCGTGCATCCGCTCTCTGCAGTTTCGCAAGAAGCAAATCAAACTTATTCATGTGCCTAAGTGAATATATGTCAGGATTTGTGTCTGTTCTAATTTCCCATCCGGCTTTTCTATCCCCTGTCCAGTGCGAAAGACGTACTGTTCTGTTTAATTCATCCTGCTGTTCTTCATCATCCACTGTAAAGTCAATAGTTGCATACTTGAATGAGCTCCAGCTTCTCTCACCCTCTTCTTCGAATTCAAAATGTACATCCATCGCCTCGTATTCAGCATTATCCTCTATCACAATCTCTCGGCCCGCTACCTCCATATCACCGGCAACAAACTTCTTATATTCCTTGAACAAATCAGATATCTTTATATCTGTTTCCTGCGGTTCTTCCATCATAAACTTAAAATTTTCCAACAAATTTTTGTTGTCAGTAAGGACAGACTTATTGACCATTTCCGTAAGAAGTGTGTCCAATTTTACAATGTATCCACTCATGTCATAGCTTTCAATAAACGGAACTAAAACCTGCTCAACTCTTTCTTTGACCGCCTTTTCAAGCTTTCCATAATTAAATGAACTAGCTATTGCTTTTTCTATTCCATCCGTCACCTTTTCTCTAATAATCTGGTCAACAGTTCCATCCGATAGGATTTCATCTGTGATTCTCTTAATATCTTCATCAAAATTTGCCATGTCTCTTTCCTCCTAAATCATCACTATTATTTCTCCTGGACATATCTTATTCATATCCTCAATTCCATTGTAGTCAGCTATCTTCTTGCAAAGCTCCAGTGATGTTGTTCCATAAAATCTTTTGGTTATCTTCCAGAGTGAGTCTCCCGGCTTTATCGTATAGCTCGTCTTGTCAGAGGAACTTCTGTTATCCAACATTGGGGCTTTCCAACGTTTTTTCTTTGCATCCTTTGTAGTCCGTGGTATTGTCTCCGTCCGCATTTCCAACCCATAATAAAGTGGTTCTGCAAACGATCCACAATATTCGCAACGTTCTCCTACCTTAACTTCAGCTCCGCAGAACTTACATTTCAAAGCTCACTCACCTCCGTTAACCTTAATTATGCGTATCTCTAAAATTCTCCATAGCCCACTTATTTCCAGTAGCACGAACCTTCGCCTCGGTTCTTTCCTGCGGTGTAGAGCCTCTGCCAACACATGCGAGTATGGATTTCCTTACGGAGCTTCCCTCTGTCAGCCCCATTGCGTCCAGAGCCTCCTTTGTTCCACACTCATCACAAATCATCGTCTTGTTGTCCACTCTCGACAAGGCTCTTAGCCATTCTGTATCTCTTCCACATTTCGGACACTTCATATTTCCTTTCATGGCCGGTGTGATTGCCGCACCTATGGTCTTTGCGGTATGCACGCATGCAGTAATTCACATGAATGCAGTTTCCACACATTTTCTCCGGATCCATTACTCTCCTTTCCGGGCGGTGCACCACGACCGCCCTGTTTTATTTCGTGATATACATTATTCCTGACCATGAGGTAACTTGGTGCCTGATTGCTGTTCCAGATATGCCTTATTGGCAGCTGATATGACTGCCAGCACATCCTGTAATCTGCATGTGATCAGCAGATTCTTCTCCGGTATCTCTAATGTAACGATACCTCCCTGCACAGTTGATGTGATTTTAATATCACACTGCTCCAGATTGACTGCTCCGCCTTTCCGCAGGCTCTTTCCATTGCGGATTTTTCTTATCACTGCTTTTCCGTCTATTGCCATTGCATCTGTAAATCCTGCCATTTATGCCTCCTTGAAATTTACCGGAAGTACCAGGGCTGTCATATCGCTATCATCTGCCTTAATAAGAGCAGGCTGTTTGGCCGAGGTAAGCTCCAACGTTACTGTGTCACATTCAAAAGCCTTGAGGCTGTCCATCATAAGCCTCGGATCAAAGGCGATCTTCAAATCTTTCTCAAATGGTTCGATTACCGGAATCTCCTCGTGAAAGTCAGCCATGGTGCTTCTGTATGTAAGTCCAATGGTGTCTCCGCTCATGTCCATGATTACAGGTGCCTTGTCTTCTGCCGAGCCGCAAAGCCTTGCACGATTGATAGCTTCCATTAACACCCTGCGGTCAATGATTGTGAACATTTCCCCACTCATGAACATTTTCTTGTACTTGAAGTATTCGCCCTGGATAATTCTGGTGTAGACCTCATATTCCTCCGACTTGAATAATGCTCCATTTCCGTCATGGTAGATAGAGACATCACCCTCGAAGTCCATCTTCTTTACATTCTCCATAGCTGCTCTCGGAACGATAATCTGAAACTCGCCCTCGTAATCGATGCAGTCCCAGGCAATCCGGTGTCCGTCCAGACCGACAAAATTCAACTTTCCATCCATGCATTCAAGATACATACCAAGCATCTGCTGATTGGATCCGCTTACAGCAACCGCATAAATTACATGGTCGATTGCCTTTTTCAACTTTAATGCCGGTATCTTGGCAGGCTCTTTGTCTGTATCAATGCTCTTTGTGTAGGCAAACAACTCTGCGTCCAGAGTCTTGAACTGGTTCTTGATCGTTCCTGTCTTGATAACAAGGTTCCCTTTACTCGCGCTGACTTCAAGCTCCCCATCCGGAAGGCTGCCGATGAAATCAAAGGCTTTTGCAGGGATGATGAATGGTTCTGTTTCTTCCTCCATGCCCTCTAATTTCGCCTTAACGGTCAGATTTGTGTCCGAGGCGATTAAATACCCGTCCGAACATAAAACTCCTTTCAATGCCTCAATCGTGGTCCTTGATGGTACTATTCCTTTCAGCTGTCCTATTTTCTTTGACAGCTCACTTTTATTGATCCTCATAATTCTTCCTCCGTATCACTCAAAATAACTTCTACCCTTGGTCCCTCTGAATAATATTTCTCACAGGTAATGCTCACCACCTGCGAATCGTCATGGTATGCCAGATGGTTCAGTGCATCTGCATATACCTTGACAACATTATCGATATCCGGTTTCTTGGTTGGACGTTCCTCTCCGTTTGCCATCATCTGTTTTCTTTTCTTGCTTGCACTGGCCGGAATGGTGTAATATGCCTTGATCTGCATCCTCACAGGAACCTTTTCCGGAAAACTGCCCTTGCACTGCCTCCGGTACTCCCATCCGATCAGGTTCTCATACACCAGCGTGGCTTCCGGTGTCCTTGGATGTGCCGCGGGATTCATGGGATTAAACCTCGGACGTCCTTTTCCCTTTGGTTCCCCCGGTACCGTAAATGCCCTAACCATTTGAATCCCCCAGGTGCTTTTTCAGAATCACCTTTATGTCCGCAAGTTTTGTGGTGCCAATGCCCTTTACACTGCCGATTTCTCCGATAATCGCAGCAATATTTACCGCTGGCTTGGCAGGAGCAGCTTCTTTCCCACGATGAAAACCCTCACTCCTTGCTTTCTCTACTCTGTCCTCCACGTAATGTACCAGCTGTTCGTCCGTCATTTTGCGGATTTTGACCGCTTTCTCATGAATCTTATCCTCATCAACTGTTCTACGACAGCTTCTTTTCTTCGCCATTTTATGCTCCTTTCGTTCGTTCCTGCTGGCATGCGATATTGCAATACCAGCAGTGTAATCTTTATAGCCCTCGCTATTCCGGCACCACATATTACATGCTCAGTACAATCCGACTGGCTGATAACTCATAAGCTGTGTGCCGCTCCGAATTATCTTCACTAATTTTCTTTACATATTCACGGCTCTGGATCCTTCCCTGCAGCTGCACTCTCTGTCCAACCTCTAAGGTTGATGCAAATCTCGCATTTCTGCCCCATGTAATACAAGGAATGTAATCTGACTTCCCGTAAGCTCTGTTCACAGCAATGAGTAGATCTGCAATTTCCCTGCCAAGTGGAGTCTTTCTATAAACTGGTTCTTTGCAAACGTATCCATCAAGGTCAATATGGTTTTCTCCAGTAAATTCTTCTTCAGTTACTGGATTCAATTCTACGGCAAACACAGAGAGTATCAGGCGGTTCTTTTTCTCTTCATGTCTGTTATAAGAGCGGAACTGACCGACAACCTCATACAAATTTCCCACCTTAATGTCTTCAATATTGCACATTCTTTCTGAAACCATAACCGGCACTGTATCAATGTTTCCGCTTTCTCTCGGAATGCTCATATCAAAAACATAAAATCCTTCTCCGTACACCTCATGGCTGTATACCGGTGTTCCTGCAACTTCTCCTGCTAATACTACTGCGTTATTTTCAAATCTGTTTTCTGCATTGTTACTCATCTTTTAATCCTCCATATAGTCAAATTTTGGGATTTCAACCCCCATATTTTTACAACTGTTCTCAAAACATGTCCTGCACAAGTAAGCATATTGTTTAGCTGGTGTGCCTCTTTTTGCTCTTGCCATCAATGCAACCATCTGGTTCTTACGAAGCACTTTCCCACACTCAGAGCACGCTTCATAGAGCTTGTTCTGCATTTTTTTGCTGATCGTCTTTTCAAGGAGCTGCTTCGGGAAATCCCTCCGCATATTCTTTTCTCCAACAATCGGAATCAGGCTGTCTTTCATAAAAATTGGTATTCCGAACGTATCTGCAGTAAGCACCAGATTCTTAATCCACTCAAACTCCGGAACCACCTTGTTCTTTGACCGCCCTGTCTGTGCTCCGACAATAATCCATGGTGGTGCTGTTTTCGCTGTTGCTTCAAACTTACCGAAGTCCTCAAGTATCGGCTCGATACTCAAAAACCAGTTATATGTGCCGGATTCAAACCATGCATACTCTTGATTCGGTCTCGTTACTGTCGTGCCATACCAGAAATTGTCCTGCTGTGGCAGCTTTCCTGCATTCGCTAGCTTCATGTATCGTTCCGGGTTCTTTGTCAGAAACAGATAATTGTGCTCGTCATGCTCCAGACACACATTGAATATCTCCTCTATCCATTCATCCGGCACCCACTCTCCGAATACATCAGCCATAGCTCCCACAAAAATGTTGTTACCCATTTTCAGTTTGCCGATCGTATCCATGCGATATCTGTGAAAGGTCGGCTCGAATCCGAATGGATATACCAGCGGATGCTCTGTCTCACTCAGCATCGGCTTATCCAAAACATATAAAGTGCTTCCGTCCGGTCCGGTCTGTGTCGAATAATCCGCCTTACACATCTTATTGAGCCTTATGTCTCCGCTGAATCTGGCTGTCATAGTTCTTGCATAGCAGTAATGGCATCCATGATTGCATCCCGTAATAGGATTCCATGTGTGATCACACCACTCAATTTTTGATTTATTCACAACGTTCCTCCTTTCTGACATATCCAAGCTGAACTTCCTCTTCCCATGGAATATCTGAACAATTAACATGCTGTCCGCACTTGCTACAATAATCCGGCTGATAATCTGGACCGGCATTGAGGATATGGTTGCATCTAGGACAGATACAATACTGATGAAGCGTAATAGCGAATCCATACTTGTTGTATGTCCCATGCTTAATCTTGGGCTTTCTCGCAATAAACTTTGGCATTATTAAATTAGTTACCTGTCCCAGCATTTGTATCATCTCCTTCCTCCCAATACTCAACAAAGTATTCATACTGTGCTGTCTTCCTGCCTTCTGTTCCGGGAATCATTCCTCTGCCGATACGTGCCGCATATCCTGCTTTAATCAGCATTCCGCATAATGAAAGCCTGTCCTCTTCATTCCACTGGACTGAACCCTTACGCAGACTGTAAATTCTGTTTCTTTTTGCCATTTGTATCTCCTTTCTGGATTGCATCCTGCATTTTCTTCTCGAACACCTGCACAAAGGCTTTCACATCCGGTGGCATCCCACAGTTGCTTTTACCTCTGCACTGTACTACCTTGTTATTTTTCCATTCCATCGTGAAATAAGACTGCTCCGGATGATCTGCCTTTCTAACAAAGAAGATGTTCGTTTCTCCTTTTGCCACTCTCTCAACGTAACCTCCTACACAGTGATGAAGAGCTTCTCCTTCCTTGCGGATTTCATCCCCGCTCTGCGGTACCACAAGAATCAGCCCCTTTCCCTTTATCTGGAAAGCATCCACTCCATCATTCTTACTGAATATCTCCTCCATTGCTTTCTTTGTCTGTTCCATTCTCTTAGCGGCCTGCTTTTCCCTTCGTTTCTTCTCAGCTGCAGCTTTTTTATCCTGCAATACCTTGTATTCTTCTGCTACCCTGCCATGCACCCTTTTGAAATTGTTCGGCATATAGATAAACTTGTTATCCAGGTCGTATTTCAGCTCCCGGCACCACCCTATATACTCAAGCCAGTCATGTGCCATATTCTGTTTTCTCTCTATTCGCGGATCCGTTCTCTCTTTATACCTGTTGTAGGAATAGCCCCACATGCAGGCATTCTTTTCTCCGATCGGGTATCTCTCACTCTCCCTGTCTATGTACCGGCAGAGCTTATGGAGCGATACCTTTCTGTTCTTCTCCTTCAGAAGATCTGTGTTGCATTCAAAGGTTTCGTAAAATTCCTTTAACTGCTCCGGCTTCATCTGGATATCAAGCCGCTGCGCTACCTGCAACAGGCGGAGTTCGTAATGATTGCCGTCTATTGCCTGTAGTGTCCTCGTATTGACCTTATTCAGCCCTAAGATTTCATAGATGGTGTCAGCCTTATAATTGACCTTGCCCGTCATGTTCCCACTGTAGTTGTAGCCTCTTACCACATCCTTCGCCAGCTGGTTCAAGCCCATTTTGCAGAACCACTCAAGCTTCGGAAATTTCAGATAAATATCAATGGCATCCTCGTATCTGAAAGCCGTGGTCGGAATGTTCTGCGCCAGAATTTCCAGTGCGGAATACTTCATAGGTGTGTGTTCCCATGCCTCTGGAAGATTTCCGGGATATAAGATGCACTCCGTGCATGCGATATTTCCCTCGTCTGGAATCCAGCGTGAATTCCCCTTCTGGTGGTACACTCCCCATTCATAGCTTTCCTTCATCAGCTTTTCGCCGAAGAATGTGCAAAAACAGCGGCTGTACTCATGCATGGTTTCTTCAATTCGTTTCTTGAATATGCTGCCTGTTATCATTGCGTCATTCTTTATATGTCTCCATGCTTTGAAGTACCGGAGTAAGAAACCTTCCTCCTGCCGATCCACATATATGAACCATCTTTCATCTGTTATCTGGCATGGCATTTTTCCTCTTGCCTTATATGTCACTCTGCTTCCGCAGAAAGGACATTCCCCCTTTTCATTATTCCGAAGCCTTATCCTGCTCCGGTCAACGATTCCTGTCTTCTGGCAGTGCGTACACTCAAATTCAGCCTTTCCCTTGGATGTCTCTTTATAAATTCCATACCGGCTGAAGCTCATGCCCTGCTCCCATACCCAGTCAGTAAACTCCTGCGAAGGCTCTCCTATCGGCTCCATCCGCAGATCAATCGGCGCAAGGACTTTTCTGTGCTTCTCTGCCAGTCGTTCTGCCTTGACCTTGTCCTGGAATCTGTCAATAGCATTCCATACGTTCTCGTCAGTTTCTTTGCGGTAAGCCTTGAAAAAGCTCTCCATGATGCCCTTGTCCTCTGCTGTCCAGATAAACACCTTTGGAATGTGTTCGCTTTTCCATGTTTTTTGATCCCATTTGTACTCCCACAGCCGGAAACCCTGCATATTATCAAATGCAGCTGTGAGCCATTTAACCTTTGACTGTGACAGGTCCTGCGTGATATAATCATCACTCGACAGGAATGTCCTAAATGCTGCTTCCGTTTTTCCTTTTTTGAGCTTCGACACCTCATAGAAATTCAGAA